GATCTTCGGTTTCTAAGGAGCTATAAATGGCAAATCCAAATATCGTCAACGTAACGACCATTTACGGCACGACGACCTATTTAACACCAAGCAACACTACGGCCAATGTTTTGTTGTCCAATGCGGCCTCTTCTGGTTTGGTCTACAAGATCAACAATATTGTTGCGGCTAATGTTGACGGTACGAACGCAGTTGACACTACTGTTGCAATCAATAGCGCGGCGGCAGGTGCTGGCACGAGTTACCCTATTGTGTCTACTGTGTCTGTCCCTGCTGATGCTTCTCTGATCTGCGTCGATAAGACCACAGCGATTTACTTGATGGAGAACCAGTCCATCGTAGTAACAAGCGGAACAGCCAGCAAAATTGCATACACGATCAGCTACGAATCAATCGCGTCATAAAAGGAGTTCAGCATGGCTATGCGTTCTCCTGCTGGGTTTATCTCAGCCTTCTTTGATCCGCTGAAGAACCCTAATGCGCCTACTTCTCCATCGGCCTCTGCTGGAGATGCTTCCGCTTCTGTAAGTTTTACAGCGCCAGCCAATGTTGGTGGCTCTGCGATTACGGCTTACTATGCTGTCGCTAATGATGGCACAACAGGAACTGCGGCGTCTTCGCCTGTGACTGTTTCTGGTTTAACCAATGGAACTTCATACACATTCAATGTATGGGCGTTGAACAGCTATGGCCCCGGGGTCTGGAGCGAGGCAACAAATAGCGTAACGCCTTCATTACAGCGCGGTTTGTTTACTGCGATAAACGGCCCATCCAACATCATAGAGTACATTAACATCAGTACAACAGGCAACTCCTCTGACTTTGGAGACCTGCTATCCCAAAACTCCCGTGAAATGGGAGGTGCTTCATCATCAACTCGAGGATTATTTTGCGGCGGTGATGACGGTGGAGGCGGTTACGTAAACACCATTCAGTACGTTACTTTGGCAAGTACGGGTAATGCAACGAGTTTTGGAGCGTTAAATTACCAGAAAAAATTATTAACGGGCTTAGCAAATTCCACAAGAGCTGTGTTTTGTGGTGGCTATGAGCAAGTAGCGTCTGGCCCATCAAGCACCATGAGCTATGTAACTATTGCCTCTACAGGCAATGCTACTTCTTTTGGCGTGTTAACAAAAGCATCCTCGTATAACGCATCTGCAAGTTCTCCAACAAGAGGTGTTATTGCCACAGGATATGATGGTAGTACTAGACTGATCTGTGTAATTAACTACATTACCATTGCAACTACTGGAAACGGTACATCATTTGGCAGTTTAACGGCGGGTCGATCAAATCTTGGTGGAGCTTCTTCATCAACACGCGCTGTTTTTGCTGGTGGTTATAACGGCACAAGCTATTTGAATACGATTGACTACATCACAATTGACACAACAGGCAACGCAACTGCGTTTGGAAATTTAGCCTCTTTGTGGCCGACATTTAGCTCAAACACTGTATCTTCAACGTCATCAAACACAAGGGCAGTTTTTCAAGGCGGAGGTACTAGCGCAATGGCTTATGTCACTATTGATACCACGGGAAACAGTACTGCATTTGGCAATTTAAGCGCAACCACGTATGCCTCTCAATCAGGCGTTTGCTCTACTTCGCATGGAGGTCTTCAATAATGCCAAGCTATTCAGGTGTATGGACACTCCCTGCTCAGTACCAAGCCAGAGGTTCAACCAACTGGCCCATGGGGCCGGGCGCTCCAACAAGCGTTACTGCTTCTGCGGGTGATACTACGGCTTCAGTTTCATTTACTGCTCCAACTTTTGCAGGCATACCTGAGGGTATTACAGGTTATTTAGCTACCTCGATTCCCGGGGGGCTTACCGCCACAGGCGCATCCTCCCCCTTGTCCGTAAGTGGTTTGACTAACGGCACTGCTTACACATTTGCCGTGCAAGCAACAAATAGTGTTGGCTACGGCCCTGCGGGTATTAGTGGTAGCGTAACTCCAGCCGCACCTACAGGCGTATTTGCGGGTGGTGAAACCACAATTGCCGTATGCACGATTGATTACATCACTATTTCTTCAACTGGAAACGCTACTTCTTTTGGAACGCTTACCAATTCAAGAAAGAATTTTTCTGGTTGCGCATCTTCTACTAGGGGTTTGTATGCTGGGAATTCAAATGGGGCTGGAAATGCTGGTGCTATTTGGTACATCACAATTACCACAACTGGAAATACAACATATTTTGGGCAATTAACATACGGTGGGACTTATGCCGAAAATATTGCCGCTTGTAATTCTGCTACTCGTGGGATATTTGCGGGAGGTGTAACACAAGTAAATGCAGGAAGTCCAGTTAATACAATCAACTATGTAACAATTGACACCACAGGTAATTCAACTACTTTTGGGGATATGACAACCACGCAATATTTCTTTGCAGGTTGTTCATCTTCTACTAGGGGTATATTTAGTGGCGGCTCATCTAATTTAAGTTCCATTCAATACATTACGATTGCCACAACAGGTAATGCAACAAGTTTTGGGTCAATGACTACTGGCACTGCAAGGGGAGCCGCACTCTCATCTTCAACTAGGGGGGTATTTATTGGCGGTGAAGCCGCAGGATCTCCTAGAAATGTAATGCAGTACATCACAATTGCTACTACTGGCAATACAACAGCCTTTGGTAATTTAGCTTCAGTAATTTCATCAACCGCTGGGGTATCCTCCGCTACTCGTGGAGTTTGGGGTGGTGGTGATCAAAATGGAACCAAAACAAACTTGATCTCTTACATCACCATAGCGACAACAGGCAATGGCGCTACTTTTGGTCAATTAACGCAAACAAGGCAGTTCCTTGCGGGATGCTCTAATAGCAACGGGGGGACGCAGTAATGTCTAAAAAATGGCCCGGTGGCATCATCACCCCGACCCCTGCAACTCCAACAGGGCCCTATGAAAATGGTGCGGCTCCCGGTATCTGGACGTTGAGTCAGCAGGCATATTGGCAAAAGCAAGGTCTGTGGCCTATGGCAGGAAATCCTTCGCCTGTAGGGTTGTTTGCTGGCGGCGGCGGCGCTGGCGGCTCTTTTTTAGGCCAGATAGGCAAAATAGATATTCCTACTACAGGCAACGCGGTTTCTTGGGGTTCTTTAGCGCAAGATACCAAATTCATGGGTGCATGTTCATCAACTACCACTGCTCTTTGGGGCGGGGGGTACGCAACAGGCTCAGTTAATGTTTCTAGTATTTACTACACGACTATTTCCACGTCAGGAACAGCCACTTATTTTGGTGCTCTAAACAATGGTGGTAATAATATACAAGAACTTGCTGGGTGCTCAAGTAGTACTCGTGGCTTATTTGGTGGCGGCTATGATGCGGGTGCAAACTACGTTTGTTTAATCTCGTACGTAACAATCTCTGCTACAGGGAATGCAACTACTTTTGGAAACTTAACAGTTGGTCGCAGACAGCTAGGTGCTACTTCATCTAGCACACGCGGTATATTTGTAGGGGGTATAGTTAACTCTACAGACGAGACCAATGTGATGGACTACGTCACCATTGCCTCCACGGGTAACGCAACAAGTTTTGGAATCTTAAATAACCGACTTAGCTATATTAGTGGTTGCGCTTCGAGCACAAGAGGTTTATTTTCAGGTGGCCTAGACTTTAATGGTAATTTTGTTAATACCATTCAGTACGTCACAATTGCCACAACAGGCAATGCCGCAAGTTTTGGCTCACTGACATCAACTTGTTATGGTACATATTCTTGTTCTTCTCAAACACGAGGCGTAACTGCTCTTGGATACACAACAGGTAACTCGTCTGCACTAAATTACGTGACAATTGCCACGACAGGTAACGCCAGTACTTTTGGCAACCTAACAGTTGTGGCTTTTTACGGTGGTGCGGCTTCTAATGCGCATGGCGGCCTATAATGTAACTTCACATTACAACCAAAGGACAACCATGAACGATCTTGCACTGCAAAACATCTCAACCGCTCTGACTACAACCAAGCCAGAGTACAACGTCATGTTGCAAAACATCGACGCTAAACTGCCAGCCGTCCTTAAAGGGGCGTCGAACTTCTATAAGGGTCATTCTCAGTTCATGAACGTCACGCTTGACGTGACCACACTGACCCCCTTGCGTTCGATCTACCAATCGCTTGCTGAGATTGAGCAGACCAAGAATGCGCTTCAAGAGAACCACATCAAGATGATGAAGGCTGACGTTGAGCGTCGCCGCAAAGAAGCCAAACTTGCCGAAACCACTGATCCGTTTGACCGTGAGATCCTTGAGCTTGAGATTTTGGAAGCCAAGGCCAATGCCGTGAACACGCAGAACTACATGGAAGGCGCAGTGCGTAAGCTCAACTTCTTTATGAATCAGTACGACAACATCCTCAAGAAAATCGGCAAGACCGAGATCACCGAGGAAGACTACGAACTGGAAGAGAAGCGTTATCACGTCATGACCTGCATGAAGCAAGGTCTGAACGCCGCACGCTCTCGAGGCGGTGTGATTGACGAAGGCAACATGATCTACTTGTTTGACTTGGGCATCAATGCCGCTCAAGCTCAAGCTGAAGTCTTTGCCTACCTGACCATGGAAAACGAAATGATCTCCCGTGGTGAAGCTCCTACGCATGAGATGACTGTGCAGTGGTTAGAAGCCTGTGCTGACAAATTCCAAGACTGCGCAGAGCAGTTTGCCGCTCGTCGTGGTTTCCAAGTTCTGGATCGTCAGTCATTGACCAATACTCCACAGTTGGAGAACAAATAATGCACTTGGTTGTCGGTACTCCTATGTATGGTGGGATGTGCTGTTCTGAGTACACCCAGTCCATGCTTCAGTTGCAAAGCGACATGGAGCGTAATGGACACAAACTGACCTGCATATTCTTGGGCAACGAATCTTTAATTCAACGCGCTCGTAATACTGTGGCCCACCACTTTTTGCAAACTGATGCAAGCCATTTGCTGTTCATTGATGCAGACCAGAAGTTCCGCCCTGTTGACATCGTTAAGATGATCCAAGCCGACAAGGACATCATTGCTGGCTGTGTCCCAATGAAGGGCATCAACTGGTCAAGAGTCCGTCAAGGCGCTGTGCTGAACCACAAAGAGCTTCACAAGCTGACTGGCATCTTCAACATCAATCCGCTTGAAGGTCACAAGATGGTTCACCCAGAGGAACCTTTCCAAGTGAAGCACGCTGGCACAGGATTTATGTTGATCAAACGTGAAGTTTTTGAGACACTCAAGCCGCACTCTGCGGTTTACACAAATGGCGGCCAGTCCATCCCTGATGGAGAAGAGGTCTACGACTTCTTCCCTGTTGGCGTGACTGATGGCAAGTTGTTGTCAGAGGACTTTAATTTCTGCCACCTATACCGCGAACATGGTGGCACTGTCTGGGCGGCCCCTTGGTGTGAGCTTGGGCATTTTGGTTCGTATTTATTCAGTGGGCAATACTCACAAGGAGCATGACATGGCACATCAAATGATGAAATACCGCCTGACAGCAGAAGGCACAATCCCTGACTTCCTATATCTTGGTGAAGACGGTGTTGGTGGCGTTTATGGTGTTTCTGACCCTACGACTCCTTGGCCACGCGACCTAGTTCAAGTTGGCATCACAAACGACGGTGCTACTGGCGACTTTGAAGTGATTCCCACAAAGGCTGACCTGTTGGCTTATTTGACAACAGTGGGTGCCGACTGGACACAATCTGACCCAGCACAACCAAATAACCCAGAAGCCACGATTCCTTTTGATCCATCAGCCGCTACTGACTGGGCATGGGGTCGCTTGGACACTTTGAATGGGGCTTAATATGAACTTGCAACTACCAATTGAAACCGTCAATCAAGTTCTTGGCTATCTTGGCACACGCCCCTACCAAGAAGTTTACAGCCTGATCCAAGCAATTCAAGAAGCCGCAAAACCACCAGAAGTTCCGAAGGTTGAAGATGGAACAGCTAACTGAAACAAAATTGGCTGTTCATGAGGCAATCTGCGCGGAGCGATATAGCAACATAGCGGGTTCCTTGAGAGACGGTGACCGCCGCATGACAAAGATTGAGTACTTGCTGTATGCGGTGATCATTGCTGTACTGCTGGGCCCCGGTGTTGCGGCGGAGTTTGTCAGAAAACTGTTAGGTTTGTAGCATGAGAGACTGGGCTGAAGCGTTCATCGTTGCGGCTCTGATAGTCGTATTCATAGCTTGGGGAACTTTTACCATTCTTTGGATGTGGGGATAACATGGAGCTTGAGTATTACACCAAAGTTATCGGTGCAATAACTGCCTCAACTGCCATGATTGGTGGTGGATATACCCTCGCTGATAAATTTGGCGTGTTTCACAAAGACATCCTCAAATGGGCGCCAGAACATTTTCAAATATCTGATGCGCCTGCAAACAGTGAGTTCAAAGCTGTCGTGGCACGGCAAAAGATTCGTGATGACTGTGAAGTTACCTCGTTCAAGCTAGAAGTACGGGATTCTGAATTGGTTGTACACCCAGCCAAGCCAAGTATTGCAGTGTTTTCGGGCCCAGCCAGCGACACAGTAGACAAGTTTGGGTACAAATTTAAACTGGAAACAACTCAACCTGTGGCGGCTGGCGTAGCTACATTGCTGGCGCATATCAAATACAAGTGCCCAGAGGGTGAAGTGTTGGTGAACTACCCATCTCACAAGAACTTAATGTTTACGATTAAGGAATCCCATGTTTGAAATCCTATCTGGCGGTCTATTTGGTGGCTTGTTAGGCGGTATCTTCCGTCTGGCGCCTGAAGTCTTGAAGTTCTTTGACAAAAAGAACGAGCGTGAGCATGAGTTGGCCATGTTTGCTCGTCAATGTGAGCTTGAACAGCTCCGTGGCCAGCAAAAACTAGCGGAAATTGGCGCTCAGCGTGAGGCGGCAGTCGATGTAGGTGTCATGGATGCCTTTACAGCCGCCATCAATCAGCAATCTGAGATGGCCAAGGCCGCTGGGGGCTGGGCGGCTAGTCTTTCAGCCTCTGTTCGCCCTGTAGTGACCTACTGGATCATGGCTCTTTGGTCGTTTATTCACCTCTGGTTTGCCATCCAAGCCCACCGCGCTGGCGCATCCCCTGAAGTCGTGTTTAAGACCATGATGACCGTGGACTTCTGCGCTTTGGTGTCTGGCACGATCAACTACTGGTTCCTTGACCGAACCCTCAAACAGCGTGGTCTATGAACTTGGAGATCGCCTCATCGCTGTGTCGGCAGTTTGAGGGCTTCAAGTCCAAGCCGTACTTGTGTCCAGCGGGTATCCCAACCATCGGGTACGGCTCGACTTACTACTCTGATGGCCGCAAGGTGACCCTGCAAGATCCGCCCATGGATGAGCCTGCCGCTCGGGCGCTTTTGATGTACGAACTCAACCATACTTATCTGCCAGCCGTCCTTCGGCATTGCCCTGTATTGGCTTCTGATGAGCCCAAATGCAACGCCATTGTGGACTTCTGCTACAACCTAGGTGTTGGCCGCCTACAGACCTCAACGCTCAAGCGAAAGATCAATGCTCAGGATTGGGAAGGATCGAAAGAACAGCTCAAGCTTTGGGTCAGGGGTGGTGGCAAGGTTTTGAATGGTCTGGTCAAGCGCAGAGATGCTGAGTGCGCCTTGTTTTAATTGAAAAGCCATACTAAAATGTCCCAACGAATCTACGAGGTGATTGCATGACGACCGCAAGTGTTATGACCTATGACAGTTTGGTCGAAAACATCCAGTCTTATCTGGAGCGTACAGACACCGCCACACTGGACAAAATTCCCCTTTTCATCATGTTGGCGGAGCAAGTTATTGCCGCCGAGATTAAGTTCTTGGGCAACTTGACAGTAAACACCAGCAACATGGTTCAAGGCACGGCTGTGATAGCCAAGCCAGCGCGTTGGCACAAAACTGTGTCTATGAATGTCACAGTCAATGGTGAGCGCCAGCCTGTGTTGTTGCGAAAGTATGAGTATTTGCGTGAGTATTGGCCAGATCCAACGGCTCAGGGTGCGCCTAAGTTCTATGCTGACTATGACTACACTAATTGGTTGATCGCCCCTACGCCAGATAGCGCTTATGCATTTGAGGTCTTGTACTATGAGCGCGTTCAGCCTTTGGACAGCTCTAATCAGACGAACTGGTTTACCATTTACGCACCACAGGCGCTTTTGTATGGCTCGCTCTTGCAGGCTATGCCTTTCCTGAAAAACGATGACCGTATACCCATGTGGCAAGCTCAGTACCAAGCGATCATGCAGACGCTCATGGCTGAGGACAAGTTGCGTGTGGCTGATCGTCAAGCTATAGCGGTGGATTCATGAGCTATGTAAGCCCCTTCACTGGTGATGTAGTCCAGCCGACCGATGTCAGCTATCGTGCTGTCACGCTATCTGCTAACACGCAGTTAAACTGGCCAAGCAACAGCACCACCAATACTGACTACGCCGCTCGCATCATGCAAGTGACGGCTACCACTGGTAGCTTGAGCATGTACATGCCTCCAGCCAATCAAGCTTCGGTTGGTAACGATGCTCTGATCCGCAACATTGGCTCCAACACCTTTACGGTCAAAGACTACGCTGGCACAAACACCATTGTGTCTGTTGCCGCTGGCGAGTCAAAGTACATCTACATCACAACAAATCCTGATGCTCAAGGCACATGGGGCGTGATTGCTTTTGGTACAGGGACATCTTCTGCTGATGCGGCTACTCTTGCAGGCTACGGTTTGGTGGCTAGTGGTGCAACGCTCAACCAAAGCCATCCTAGCGCGGCCATCACTACTGGCTCTACGTTCGCCGCTACTGACCGTGCTCAAACTCGTGTGTGGTCTAGTGGTTCAGGAACAGCTACTCTTCCAGCCGCCGCAACGCTTGGCAACAATTGGTTTACATTGTTCAAAAACAATGGCTCTGGATCTTTCACAATCTCTTGCTCTGGTGGCGAGCTGATTGATGGAAACTCAACCAAGACCTTTAACCCTTCTGAGTCGGCTTTCATCGTCTGCACTGGTACGGCTTATGTGACTATTGGTTACGGTGTCAGCTCTTCATTTGTATTTACGGCGTTGACCAAGAGTGTGACAGGTGGATCTGTTGTTCTGACTAACAACGAGGCGGCTAACACGATTCAAGAGTACGTTGGTAGTTTGGTCAGCAACGTGACGGTGACATTCCCGCCTGTGGTGAACTTGTACGTCATCTCTAACCAAACGACTGACAATGGATACAGTTTTACGGTTACAACAGGATTGGGATACACGGCGACGATCCCCCCGGGGCAACAAGCCACCCTGATCTGTGACGGAACCAACTTCCTGAATGCCAACACTACTCAGGCAGGCGCCACAACAGTCAGTTTGGTTGATGGCACTGTTGGCACACCTTCTTTGAACTTTGCCGCTGAGACCAGCACTGGTATCTATCGTTCTGCCGCTGGCCATTTCAACATCGCTGTGGGTGGTTCAATGGCTGTAGATCTGACGAGCTCAGGCATGAAAGTGCCTGTGGGTATTGCTGGGGGCACATTCACATGACCAAAAAGGTTTTTGCCCTCGACACAAAGCCGGGCGTCCAGCGAGATGGCACAGTCTTCGACAAAGAGTTCTACAACTCTGGCCGCTGGGTTCGTTTCCAGCGCGGTCGTCCTCGCAAGATTGGTGGCTACCGTGAGATCGTGAACGACTTGGCTGGCCCATCACGAGGAATCTACCTCAACCCTCAGCAGAACTTCAACAACGTCTTCAATGGCTACTCTGGTGGCCTACAGGTGCTTCCCATCAACAACAGTGGCACAGGCTCAGGGATTACGGACTTTACGCTGACAGGGTTCACGCCTAATGCGGACAATCTGTGGCAGTTTGACACGTTCTATGACGTGAGCGGGTCTGGGCAGAATTTATTGTTAGCGCACCCGGGGCAGAACTTGGCGCTCATTGACAACAACGTCAACACCCCTGTTCTTGGTGGGTCAGTGACTGGCACCTCCATGAGCCCTATTGGCGTGTTCACAGAGTCCGTCTATCTGAACAGCACCACCACGATGTACCTATCGACTCAGAGCCTACTGATTGGCGCTGGTCAAACCATCACTGGAACTGGTATTCCTGCCAACACCACTGTGGTTTCGTCTAATTTAGCCGTACCTGTTCTGAATGCTGTGGCTGTTACAGGTATAGCTGGGCAATGTTCTTGTACTTCCACGACTGGTTTGTATATCGGTCAGACTGTAGCCGTGTCAGGAACCTCAACAGGTACAGCAACTGGCATCACTTCTGGAGTGACTTACTACATCATCGCCACGAACTACGCGACGACATTTACATTGTCCGCTTCCTCTGGGGGTTCTGCAATCACCACGACTGCTGGAACAACTGATGGTTTGGTTTTTACGCTTGGATCTATCCAAAACGTGGTGATTTCCAATGCGGCTACTACTTCGGGCGCTTCTACGATCACGTTTGACAACAACATCTCTGTCTCTGGCGGTGTTGTCACCTTACATCCATACGTGTTTGTGTACGGAAACAGTGGTCTGATCAAGAACTGCTCAGCAGGAAATGCCCAAGACTGGGTCTCAGCAGACGCAAATGAGGTCTCTGTGGCCACAGGAAAGATTGTCCAAGGGTTACCCGTCAGGGGCGGCTCAAACGCGCCTTCTGGCTTGTTTTGGAGCCTTGATTCACTGATCCGCGTGTCATACATCGGTGGTGCTGGTACGCCTCCTCAGTACTGGCGATATGACTTGATCTCATCTCAGTCGTCTATTCTTTCTTCTCAGTCTGTGATTGAGTATGACGGTATCTACTACTGGTGCGGGGTTGACCGCTTCTTGCTCTACAACGGTGTTGTGAAGGAGATTCCTAATCAGATGAACCAGAACTACTTCTTTGACAACCTAAACTACGCCCAACGCGAGAAGGTTTGGGTGTCAAAGGTTCCTCGTTTTGGTGAGATCTGGTGGTTCTACCCACGCGGTGATGCCACAGAATGCACAGATGCAATCATCTACAACGTGCGTGAAAACTGCTGGTATGACGCAGGTGAAGCCTTGGGAGCTCAGCGCTCGGCTGGGTACTTTTCTCAAGTGTTCCATTACCCAATTACGGCTGAATGGAACGAAAACGCTACAGGCGGCGTCTTAGATTTCACTTTGACCAATGCAGGGTCAGGTTATACAGACGGAACTTACACAAACCAAGCCCTGACAGGCGGCACAGGATCAGGTGCAACAGCCAATATTGTTGTTGCTGGCGGTATTGTGACTTCCGTTGTGATCAATGGACACGGCATCAATTATGTTGTTGGTGATGTGTTGTCTGCCGCCATTCCTGCTGGGTCAAATTTTGCCATCACGGTTGATTCATTGATGACGTTTGTGTCTCTTTGGCAAAACGAGATCGGTACTGACAAGGTTCAAGGCGCCACAGCTTTGGCTATTGAATCTTATTTTGAGACCAATGACCTTGGTTGGGTCTCTGGGGGCCCATCACAGCCTAATCCTGTAGGTGAGAACAAGTGGATTCACTTGGAGCGTTTAGAGCCTGATTTTGTCCAGTCTGGCGAAATGGAGCTGTATGTGACAGGTAGATCGTTTGCGCAGGCAACGGATGTCACCACAGGCCCATACACGTTCACGCCAAGCACAGGCAAGATTGACCTGCGTGAACAGCGACGCGAGCTTCGTCTGAAATTTGTCTCTAATGTGGCTGGCGGTGATTACCAAGTTGGTAAGGTCATCCTCGACGCAGACATGGGAGACGTGAGACCATAATGGCCAATATCCTCAACGTCTCTCAGATTTACGACCCAAGGTATCATTCCTTCGAGTCGTGGGCGTCACTTATGTGCGAGTTGTACGCTGTACAGCAATTGGCCATTCCAGATGCAAATACGGACTGGAAAGAGTGGGCGGCAGGTCTTAAGGCGATTGACGTGTTTACGAATGAGGGAATACCCGGCCCCTACATCTACGACAACTGGCAAGAGTGGGCTGAAGCCCTTGTCAACGCAGTCAACCCAGCGGTGAGCTAAACATGGCACTTTACGAAAAATTATCAGCGTCAAGCTCTCCTGAAGACATCGCCGCCGCCTACAAAGAATTCACAGGCTTGGCTGGCGGTGATACTGCCGCTGTACAAAAGCAAGCTGTCGACTATCTGACAGCATTAGGTATTGGTGCCCCTACTATTTCGCAGGCGTATGGCATCTATCAGAATCCTGTGGTAACTACCACTGGTGGTCTGCCTACAACACAAGTTGAAGATATAAGCGGTGGATCTACTGCCACAACCCAGACTGGTGATACCACTGGTACGACAGGAACTACTGGCGCGTTGACACAAGCAACAACTGGTTTGACAGGCGCAGATACCTTAACAACAGGCAACACTGGCGCACTAACAACTGGATTAACGGGTTCAACTACTGGTGGAACTGAATTAACAACAGGCGCAACAACTGGATTAACAACTGGTTCAACTACAGGCACAACAGGTCTCACTACTGGCTTAGATACCACCAGTGGGTTGTCAGCGCTGAACAACACAGCAGGCACAGGAACCACAGGCGCAACTACAGGATTAAGCACTGGCGCAACCACAGGTTTGACTACTGGCCTAACAAAAACCTACACACAGGCTGAAGTTGATCAAGCTCTTGCAGATACGCTTGCAACTGATGCAAATGCAAGTAGAGCAGATCTTATTACTGCGGCGGCTACATTAGGAATTACTGCTAATCAAGTTGATACGGCTCTAAATAATTTAGCCTCAACAAACACTACAAGCACAACTGGTGCATTGACTCAAGCTACACAAGCCAACGAGGTATATATTGGTGATAACCGCTGGCTGAACACCACAACAGGCCAAATCACAACAGATTGGAATAGAGCCGCGCCAGCAAAAACAATTGTCAATGAAGAAGACAGAAACGGAATGCATTTCCGTTACTACAGTGATGGAAGCATGGATTCTTCTGTGCAATCTACAGGTAGCTTCTTGGATTTCGTCGGAGATGTAGCGCCTAATTTAGCTTTGCAAATTGGCATGGTGATGGCAGGAGGCCCTGCTGGTGCTGATTTATCTGCAACGCTTGGCTCAACGATTTCCAATCAATTAGGTTTAAATCTAAGCGCAAAAGCCGCACAAGCTTTGGGTGCTGGTTTGATTCGTGGAACACTGACAAGCGCATCTGGCGGAGACTTTGTTACAGGTGCAATTACTGGTGCGGCCAACACTGGTGCGAACCTTCCTATTGGTGACACTGGTTTGACGCTTGGGAATATTGGCACGGCCGTTAAATTGCTGAATGCAAACGATGCGGCTTCCGTATTTAGCGCGCTTGCATCTGATCCAACACTCTCAAAACAAACAAGTGGTTTCTTAGGCACTGAAGCAACAAACGCTGTCAACACAGGTCTGAAGATCAACAACATTGTTACTAGACTGCAAAACGGCCAGAATGGGGCCGCGTTGACACTTCTTGGTGAGTTGGCAAGTAGCCCTGATACAAAATTAGCTGGCGCGGCATTGTCTGCTTATCAGGCTATTGAAAGTGGCGGTTCTTCTGCGCAAATTGCTAATGCTTTGTTGAATCTGTCTAACTCAGCAGGTAGCGATACTAAGACATCTACAAGTTCTACAAGTACTTCTGGTTTATCAGCCGTCACGGCTAACACGCCATTGACTGACGAAGAGATTGCAGATCTGACACCTGATCAGTTGCGTGTATATCAGGAAAGCGGTGTGTCTGGCCTGCGTGACTACAACCGCGCCATCAAGAACATGACAAGTTTGACCACGAGTGGTTTTACTGGCGACGTGATGGGTGGTAATGACACCTTGACAACGACAGGTGGCTTGACAGGTGGAACTAGCAGTTTGACAGGTACTGGTGCGCTTAGTACAGCCACTAACCTTGATGACTTTGAGAACTCAGAGATCACTCGCTTGCGTGGATTGGGTATGAGCAACGCCCAGATCTCTGCTTATTTAGAGAATCTGAACAATCTCACAGCATCTCTTGATGCAACTGATACTTCTGGTTTGAGCGACTTTGGTCTTGCCGCATTCAGACAAGCCAAGGCCGCAGGCGCTACTGATGTTGAAGCTCTTGCCGCCGCTAATTTGGCAATTAGTGGCAAATACCCAACCAATGTTGTTGAGACAGACACAAGCACTGGTGTTGAGCTGGTTGTTACTGACACAAATGGCGAGACAAACATTTACTCGTTCTATGAGACTCAAACTGACACTGGAGTTGACCTAATTGTCACAAGTGGCAGGGAGACTGGCCAAGAGACTGAAACAACAACTGAAATCATTGTCACTACTGCAAGCGAAACAGAATCTGAATCTGAGACAGAGACTGAAATTATTGTTACGACTGCAAGTGAAACAGGATCTGAAACAGAGACTGAGATCATTGTCACTACAGGAAGTGAAACTCAATCAGAGACAGAGACCGAAACAATAACTGAAACTGAAATTGTTGTAACTACATCCAGTGAAACACAGTCTGAAACGGTCACTGAAACAGAAACTGAAACAGAGATTATTGTCACTACCTCTAGCGAAACTCAGTCTGAATCGGAAACCGAGACTGAGACTGAAACAGAGATTATTGTTACCACTTCCAGTGAAACTCAGTCTGAATCTGAAACAGAGACTGAAACTGAGACTGAAATCGTTGTGACAACTTCCAGTGAAACTCAGTCTGAATCTGAAACCGAAACTGAGACAGAGACTGAAATCGTTGTCACTACTTCCAGTGAGACAAAAACAGAAACTGAAACTGAAACAGAGACAGAAACAGTCACTGAAACAGAGATCATTGTTACAACGTCTAGTGAAACGCTAACAGAGACCGAAACAGAAACAGAAACAATTACTGAAATTGTTGTTACTGACACTCTGTCTGAAAGTGAAACAGAGACAGAGACTTTTACGCCTGTTGTGACCAAGATCGTCACAAAGCCACCAACAATCTCTACGCCCGTTTCATTTACAGCAGGTACGCCTGCAACTGGTGGATCTGGCAAACCAATTGACTTCTTGAAGGAAAACCTCCTCAAGACTTACATGACTAAGCAGAGCTTTAAAGATCCTCTAGCTGAGTTCACCAAAGCTCGAACAGACATGATGAAGGAAAACATGATGCAACAAGGCGTAGATCCCCGCTTGGCGGCTATTTTGGCGGCTAAGATGAATGGCACAGAGCCACCACCAGCTCCTGCCTACAACTATGGCGAAGAGCCATCCAGCATTGAAGACATCTTGAGTCTTAAGGGCGAGGGTGATCAGTACTTTGCCCAAGGCGGCTACGTTCAGCCTCTGATGGCCCAAGGCGGCATGGCTTTGCCTCTTTTAGCGGCAAAAGGTGGCCTTCCCACCACTGTGAAGGGCCGTGAGGACTTCCGAGATGGCAAGCACGTTGCTGGTGAGGGCGATGGCCAGTCAGATGACATCCCTGCCATGCTCGCTGATGGTGAGTTTGTGTTCCCTGCGGACGTGGTTTCTGCGCTAGGAAATGGCTCAACAAAGGCAGGAACGGATAAACTATACGAAATGATGCACTCAATTCGTGATAGAGCGCGGTCTAAGGGGCCAAAAGACCTGCCCCCACCCGCATTTAAATCACCACTTGACTACCTGAAGAAACGGTAAGGAGAAGATTATGGGACTGTTCACTGGAGCCGCGCCACCAGACATTTCGTCTACCCAGACGACTGCGTCGACTACGCCATCCTATTACACGGACTATCTGACCAAGCTGTCTCAGGCTGGTCAATCGTACATGGGTGCATTTGATCCCGCTACAGGAGCTTATACGCCCCCTAAGCAGGCTGATTTGATCACGGCTGGATCACCCTATGTTGCGCCTCTTACACAGCTTCAGCAAGATGTGTTCAAGGCCGCACCTAGTACGCTGACCCGCTATCAGACCCCATTAAATGAAGCTTTAACGGCTGGCAAAGCTGGCGCCGATGTAAGTCAAGCGGACATCTCCAAGTTCTACAACCCCTACGAAAATGCAGTCGTTGGTGGCATGGGTACACAAAGCGCTACAAACGTACAGCGCAACCTGATGCCTCAGCTTAAGGCTGGTTTTGTGGGCACTGGTGGCTTAGGTAGCTCACGATATGCAAATGCTACTGGCCAAGTCATGGGTGATGTGAACACTGCTCTCTTACAGGAGCAAAACAAAGCGCGTATGGCTGGCTACAACACAGCGCTGGATGCGGCTTTGAAAGAAGCTGGTATGCAGACGCAGGCTTCAGCCGCTTTGACAGGGCTAGGTTCTGCTGAACAACAGGCCGCTACGACTGGTCTAAAGACTGGCGCTGACTTGGGTGCTTTAGAGCAAGCGTATACGCAGTCACAGATCAATGCGCCATTGACAATGTCGTCTAATGTGGCTCAATTGCTCAAGGGTTATACAGTGCCTACGACGCAGACGCAGACGTACAAGGGCCCCGGGTCGACTTACCAGCCCTCACCCCTCTCCCAGATCGCCAGCTTGGGTACTCTGTTGGCCAGTGGCTTTAACTCTGACTCTGGTTGGGGCAGTCGTCTGCTTAAGTCTTTGGGTACATCTGCTGACGTTACTAATGCCCTAAACCCATTTGCAACTGTTAATTGGGAAAATGCAAGCACAAATGCAGATTCCGATTATGGCGGTGATACGAGCAAGCCGGGCCACTGGGAAGGTGGCGAATGGGTAGAGGATTAAAAAATGGCACTTCCTGAACAAATCCAAAATGCGGCGTTGCCACTGAGCAACCAGCCACCCAAGCCTCCTGCCCCTGCTTACACGGACATGGATGTGCCTGAGCGTGGCGAGATGTCTCCTTTGGCTGACATTACGAACAAGTACCGCTCGATCTACGATACAGCCGCTGAGAAGCTGATGGCATCTTTGGATGACCGCAAGGGCCAACTGTTTGATCCTGTGCTGTTGGCTTTATCTCAAGGTTTTGCCGCGCCTACCAAGACTGGTGGCTTTGGTGAGTCCTTGTCTACTGCCGCTGGATTAGCCAATCAAGCCTCTATCCAGCAAGAAACGGCAGCTCGTGAAAATGCCATGGCGCGTATGCAGATGGCTCAGGAGATGATGAAGACTGGCAAAGAGCGCGAAAAAGGCGAACTCTTGGGATCTTTGTATAAGAAGACTCCTGCTGGCCAGTTTGAGATGGACGAGAGCATCGCTCAGCGGTTATCTCAGATCACTGGTGATCCTAGGTTCATTCAAGACATCATGGCCAATCAAAAGACCAAGCAGTTGCGTGCGCTTGGTGAGCAGATGTTCACAGAGACCAAGGTTGAAGGCAAAGATGGCGAGCCAGCTCGTACTGTTATGACCTTTAATCCTAACGCCGCGATGCAGTTAGCAAAGATCTCTGACAACCCTGTGCAGGCAATCTCCCAGTATGCTGATATGGTTCCTAAGCTTCGTAAAGCTGGAATGCTTGGCGACTTGAAGGGTGACACATCTACACCTTTCGATGCTCTTGTTTTGTTGGCTGATGCGTTAGGTGCACAAGGCCCCGCCGTGAAGCTTCAAGCCAAGCGTTTGGCTGAGCAGTATCAGAAGGGTTACATCGACGAAGACAAGGCTAACGCTCTAGCTAACAGCATGATGACTGCCACTACAGCTTCCTTGGATCGTCAGACTTCACAAGCCGCAACGGCTGTTCAACAAGCTTTCTTGCGTAGTCAAGCTGAGCTGAACAATCAGCTTGCTAGAGAAAAGCTGGAAGACAAGCGCAAAGAGAGTGAAAGCAAGCTGACTGATCAGCAAAAGCTGGACTACAAGCAAGTTATCTTGCCAGTAATCAATGAGGGTGTGAAGGCTGGTACGGCCAAGACTCAGCTTGCGCAGATTAAGGATAAGGTTGCAAATGCGCCTAGTGGCGTGTTGTCTGGTGCATATGCGTCATCGGTGGGTGCGTTGTTTGGCACGGATGCGAATACGGCTTTGCGTGAGCTGACATCGCTGAGTAAGGCGTTGGTGACGATGATCCCAAGGTTGCCCGGGGCCGCTTCCAACCTCGACGCCAAAAACCTCGAGAAGTCTATTGGTGATCTCCAAGACATCACCCTGACTAACAAACAGCGCGTCAAGCTGATCAATGACATCGACGAAGGCTTCACCAAGCTGATGAACCGCGCCGACGAAGTGCAGACCTATTGGGAAGCTAACAAGAAGATTTCCCCATCTGTGCTGTCAGGTGCTCCTAAGCCTGCTGGAACACCTGCTCCTGCTCCAGCTCCTGCGCCAGCGCCTGCTAAGCCTGCAAGTGGTTTTCCAACACCTACGCAAGCTGACATTGATTACGCCAAAAATCATCCTGAGTCTGTTGCCAGATTCAGAGCAACATTTGGAAGGAATCCATAATGGCTGAAAAAGTACCAGACTGGGCTAAGCCTGAAGCTTCTGATCAAGTTCCTGATTGGGCTAAGGGCGAAGCGCCCAAGGTGAACATGGATGACTTTCCTCGATTTAAAGAGAAAGAGGGTCATAAGTTCAAGCAGGTTGACACTTCAGACAAGGCTCTGATGACGCTTTTGGCTGGTGCTCAGGCTCCAGCTATTCCAGTTGCTGGTGCTTTACAGTGGTTAGGTATCAACAAGCCTGCTGAGTTCCTAAAATCAACATCTGACTACGCCAAGAGCGTTGCAGGCACTCCTGCCTCTGTGGCTGAGTTTGGTGGTGAGCTGGCCAGTCCTCTGCCTATCAAGGGTGGAAACTTAGTGGAAAAGGCTGTCACAACGATTCCCAAGGTTGGCTCATCAATTATGGCCCGTATGGGCGCTCAGGGGGCCACACAGGCGGCTTTTACGCCCACGGAGAACCCAGACCTAAGCTACCCAGAATTTTTGTCTGAAAAGGCCAAACAGATGGGTGCTGGCACGGCTGGCGGTGCATTATTTGGTAAGGCTACACAGTTAGGTTTGAGCCCTCAAGTGTCTGAGAAGTTGCAGATGCTCAAGGATATGGGGATGAACAAGTTCACCCCCGGCCAACTGATGTCCCAACTCCCCTTCGTTGGCAAGTCCATCCAGAACCTTGAGTCCAACCTTACGAGCCTTCCCTTCACAGGCTCCATGGTTGCTTATGGCCAGCGAGTAGCCGCTGAAGACTTCAACAAGGCGATGGCCAATCAAGTCTTGAAGCCTTTGGGCGAGTCAGTTCCCAAGGATGTTAAAGCTGGCAACGAACTGTTGACTCATGTGAACGACAAAATCTCAAATGCCTACAAGGGCATTGAGAACAAGATCGACTTCAAGGTTCTGACAGACCCTAAAACGAACTCCAACACCATTACACGCCTGAACAACGTGGTGGATACGTCTTCCAGAGATCTAGTCCCTGAAGCGGCCACCATGGTCAGCGAGATTGTCAAGCGTTCTTTCTATGAGCCATTGATCAAGAACTATGGATTGTCTGGTGCTCAGTTCAGAACTGCCGAGAAGAGCTTGGGCGCTCAGGCTAACTCATTGATCCAAAGTGGCGACCCAATCAAGCGTGATGCAGGTTTTGCCATTCGTAACTTCCAAGATGCGCTTCGCAATGAGCTGACGCTTCAAAACCCACAAGTTGGTCGTGAGCTGATGAACATCCATGATGCCTTCAAGAAGTACTTGAGGATCGAGCGTGCGGCGGCTTACCGCGGTGCTGATGAGGGTGTGTTTGGCCCAGCTCAGTTTAGATCTGCTGTGGAGTCTATGGCAGGCCGTAAGGGAACTGCTACAGGCCAAGGCTTGTTTGTTCCTGAGTCTCAGGCCGCTACTGATGTATTAGGCAAGACAGTACCTGATAGCGGTACAGCAGGTCGCCTTTTGTCAGCCAAGACTTTGGGTCTAGGTGGTGCAGAGGGTGCATTGAACTTGGCTACATCTCTTAAGCCAGCGATTGCCGCAGGAACCATGTACAACCCTCTAGCGATGTACTTGATGACCAAGCTGGCTACAAGCCGCCCAGACGTGATGAGAGCCGCCGCGCCTACAGCTTCTAGGTTAGCTGGCCGTGCTGGCGCTTTGAGTATGGCCGCACCTAGTGATCAGCCTGCTGTTGACCAGATGGGAAATCCTATTTGATTGCCCTTTGATTGTCCTTCATAGTGCTTACATGCAGTTGCCTATGAGTTTGCCCTCCCCTAACACGGGAGGGCTTTTTTTACACTTGTTCAGTGTGTAGGGTGTCGTTCTTGCCATGGGTAGAAGCCCAGTACTGCTTAGCGAAGACCTGCCCAGTTCCCTCGTATGGCTTGCCAGCAAAGTGATTAGGGATGAAGTAGTGACTAGGGTAGATGGTCAAGGGGTACTTTGTCTTGTTCCAAGTGTCCGTAATGGCTTGAGGCCCTGTTGACTGCCAAGCTCTTTTGTCAACAACGGTAGGCTTCTCGTGGATGTCTTGAATGACTTGCTGAAAAAATGGTGACTTTGGAAGGCATCCTATGCAGTTCAGACTGACCAAGCCTTTTCTTAAGGTTTCGCTTTCCCATACAGCAATATCAGAGGGCTCTAACAACCAATCTTCAAGAGGTCTGACGCAATAAGAATCAGCGTCAAGGGCTATGCCTCCATGCGCGTGGATGATCTCGTATCGCATCATATCTGCGACACCCGCAAGTTCTTTCTTGTACATCTCAGCCATGTGCTTTGCATTGGCCCACTTGTTTTTCTCGTAGTCTTTGTTGCCCCACACATAGACTTTGTATGAGGGGTTGAGCTTCTTCCAAGTGTTGATGCAGTTATCTGGCCGCTTGGACTCGTCTCCGATCCAAACAAAGTGCAACATTTTTGGAATCATGCATGGCCACCAGTCATGGATAGCATGAATAGCATTTGGCGGTTGTGTGTGTCCACCTCTTCCATGGCCGCATCGTAACCGTGGGCCAGAACCAACGTAAACAGCTTGGCTCTGTAAGCCTCTTCAGACTTACAGCCATTGTCAAAGCACTGGGTGAGCCTTTCGATCTCCTCCCAGTCTGCTTCTAACTCGCCGTTTGCGTCAATTTTCATCAAGATCATGTTCAAAACGCTTGGCGTCCACGAGGTCGTCAAACTCGTGGCATTCCTTGCGATCCCGAGGGTCTGTAGCCCATTCTAACTTTTTAGCAAAGTCGCGTACAGCGTAGTACCGTTGGGAATCTTCTGACCATGTCTTGATAACATCGAGGAAGGTTGGAAGCTGGGAGGGCTTCCAATCCTCGCCAAACAGCTCTGCAATGAACTGCTTAGGTGTCATAGGTTGTCACGGTACTCGGACAGAGCACGCGCCACGTTGGTGTTGAGCGAGTTCACAAACTTCACGCACATGTCCCGCTCAGTCTTCACGATGGCTGGAACCGCGGCCATGATGAATGCGTCAGCCATCTTGACCAGATCCTCTTCCAAGAAGTCGTGGTTCTCTTCGAGGTAAACCTTGCGGAAGGCTTCTTTGATTTCGTCAGTGTTTAAGTATGGGTTCATGCTGTTTCCAATTCAAGTTGAATAGCCTTCATGGCCTTTTTCTTTGCGTAATATCTTCTGCCTGCTTCGCGTCGTCTCTGTATTTTTTCTTGCTCTTTTCTTTCCGTCTCGTCCTTGATGAACTGATCAATAGAGTTAATCCTTTTGATGGGATCATCCCAATCGCCAGCTTCTTTTAGGGCTTGAACCTTTTCAGCAGGAATAACAACTTTGGTTTTGGCTCCAACAGGTCTGCCAGCTCTCTTAGCTTCTAGCTTTTCAACCCTTTTTTTCAATTCCAAAGCCAACGCAAGACAACTTTCGTTTTGCCTGTAGAGCACTTCATTTTGAATCTGTACTGTGTTTAAGTGACGCTCAAATGCAGTGACTTGCTTCTCTAAAGCTTTGACCTTTTTGTCAGCGCCCCAATACATCTTCTGCATTTGCACGTACTTATTCAAAAGGTCGTCAATTGCATGAACTTCAGTTTTTGCTATGTCAACCTGCAATTCGCCAACATGCTTTACAAGATTGGCAATCTGAAACTTGTGGTTGTCAAGATTCTCAGTTATGAGGCTCTTTTCTTTGTTTGAGATAAACATGATGTCTCCTTAAACGATGCCAAACCAAACTGCGGTTCCGTGAATCCAAGCAATAGGAAAGAGGATCGCGCCAGCAATCAGGAATCCCCACGAAGCTGTCTTAAGACAGACGATGATGTGAGTGAACCAAGAGGCTACGACCCAACCAATAAAAAGAAGAGGTAAAAGTTCGTCCATGATGTGTCCTTCATTTGTGTTTGTTTTTAGCTTGCCAGTATTTGAGGAGGTGATAGAACATCTCTTCCCCGCGTTCGAGTTCTTCTTGAGACCATTCCTTGGTGACCACGAGCCCGGGCTCCGTTACGGACACAAAGACATTTGCGCACCTTGCCTTGGGTAGATCTAGTCCCAAGCGATATGCCGCTAGTTGCATCAGGTGCTCGTCGTATGCGTCCACCTTCTTTGGATCTGTGAATTCCTTCGTCTTGAAGTCAATCACGATGCCATCGCCATCCGTGGTGCACAAGTCTAGCTTCCCACCAAAGCCTAGCTCACAGGCAAATGACTTCTCAGCAATCCACGTGGGTTCGCCAAAGACCTTCTTCACCTCTTCGCCTACGCCCATCTGGTACTCGACCATGTCAGCGACCATGACACCTTCGTACCAGCTCTCAAGGGCTGTGTGAACTTCTGTACCCCGTTGAGCCGCCGCTCTAGCATGTTCCTTGGAGTCCTTGATCACGCGCTGGACATACAGGTCTTCAGGCTCGTCTGGCGCCCTTGGCAGGGTCATGGAGGCTAGCATCATCTGGTTGAGCTTCCACGCCTCTAAGCCCGGCTTCGCGGCACAGCCAATGATCGTTGTCACTGACGGCACAAGGTTCATCTTGCGTGCATCCGCCAGAGTCGTATTGCGTAGGTTGCCGTTCTTGGCCTCTACGGTGTATTTGGGTTGTCCTTCACGTGTGTACCAGTGAGATGATTCACTGGCTCTTACAGTTATCGTCATGCAGTTTCCTTTAATTTCCACTTTACTTTTGGTGATCCATTAGATGATTTGGCTATGCCATACCCGCAAGCTTCAAGAAGATGTTGACGCCTTGCGGTTTGGACAATGTGCCCCCACGCCCTACTGTCTGGTGGAGGTTCAAGCCCATGCAACTCAGCGTAAGCACGTGCCTCTTCAACTAAAAATTCGTATGGGTTTGACCGAGCAAACTGCATCAAAAAGTTGTGTGCTCTTATTGACCAGTCGCCCAGCTCCCTATCAGCTCGGTCTGATGAAAGCCTAGCCATCTCGTGGCCCTTGCTTTCGTAAAAACCGAACATGTCAAACGTGGATTTGTCTGTAGGGTGTTTCATGATCAGAAAGGCAAGTCGTCTTCCATGTCATCAAAGCCGCTAGAAGGGGCTTTATCGGCCTTTTGAGCGGGTTTTCTGGCTTGTTGGGCCTGCCACTCAGGGGAAGCCTGAATCTTCTCCTTGAGGCCCTTTCCAAAGGTCTCAAACAAAGCCATGTCAGGCTCAGCCAATCGAAAGAGCTGGATCTCGTTATGGGCTTTTGGTAGACCAGCTTGCTTCACAACAGCAGGAACAGGGGCGATGCTTCCGACATTAGAGTACATCTTGCCGTTCTTGCCTGCCCTCTCGATCACGTTCAACATGCACCACTGGCCAAGAATCGCGGAGATGTCAAAGCGGCGCATCTCTTCCTCTGTGAAGGGCTTGTTGCGCCAGCCTTGCAGGTCGTTGCGAAGGGTAGCTTTTTCGTTCCAGCTAAGGGTGTAGTTCTTGAAGATGGCCAGAGGATCTCCGCGGGACGTGACCAGCTCATTGCCGTCGTCGTCCATGCCATGGAGCTCCCAGCCAAGCATGATCTTGCGCTGGTGCTTGGTCTCGCCCATGTACTCAGTTGTTTGGGTTCCAAGATCAACGATGCGATAGCAACGCGCCAAGTGGAGCCCCGGGGGCACTGGCGTGAAGTCACTACCAGTGGATGTGTTTTCTACGATAAAGCTCATGATTTTTCCTTAAAAATTTTGTCAAATTGTTTTGTAAAGCTGTCAATAAATTGGTCTAGGTCTGGTGCTGTTTTTTGGGCTTCCTCAAGTAAATATTGTGTGTATTCCTGTTGTGCAACAGGGTCGTTTTTCCATTGTTCGTACTCTCCGTGTGTGGCCATGGTGATCATTCCGTGTCTCCAAAGAACATACGCATTCCAATGTAGTCAGGAAGCTTCATGCCGCCGTTGAAGATGTGGTTGATGTCGATGTTCTCGTTCATGCCATCAGCTACGCCAAGGTAGTAGTGCAGGGTCTCTGTGTGCCAATCCAGCACCATCAAGATGCCAATGCGACCCTTGCTGGTGTCGTACCACAGTACGTCTTGTAAGTTCATTTATTTTCCAATGCATAAGTTTTGTTGATCTTTGAACCAATACCAGCGTTTACGACTGTAGAGTTCACCCAAATGTTGCCTGTTTCCAGCCTACGAATGTGACCACGACGAAGATGCTCTCTTGGTGATCTATGGTGTCCAACACCATCGCCTTTAGAAGACTTTGACTGACCCGTGACTGTCAGAACGTGATATTCGTCAAAAGGAATGGCTCCGCGTTTTGCGGCGCTTTTGTTCATCTTGCGAATAGGTAGCTTCTCAATGCCTACGTTCTTGCAAGACAGCGCCTCAATCAAAGACAGCACAGCGCCTGACTCATCAATCATGTCAACATAGGCGTTCTCTTCCCATGTATCGCCGTGTACCCTTTTTGCCATGCCACCCATGTCAACAAACTTGGTGTACACGTTATTGATGTGGTTGCCTATGGCCGCTTCTGGTGGCCTCTTTACTTCTTCAAATGGTTGCACCATTTCATCAGTCATCAGCCCTGCGTAATAAGGCTGTACTTGCCACTCTTCGCCCCCTGTAGCCATGCGAAACGCAACAATTGAAGTGACCATAATCACCTTGTCTTGTTGTTCTGCATAGATGATTCTTTTGTTTGCTGGCGTGGTTGCTTTTTTGCCAAACACTTGCTCAGCTATACCGCCCTCAGCCACGCATTCGTACTCAATGACAATCTTTGAGAATGGCAGGTTCAACTTTTCTGGCAAACCTTTGAAGTGAGAGTCAAAGATTTTGCCGTTTACTGGCATCACAAACTTGACAGCTTGCTTGGCGTTGTCCAACAAATCACGAGCTTGTTGAGCGTATTGCGGCATGATCGGATCTAATTTTTTCAAGATGTTTCGGCATTCAACATCTGCCCTACGTAGGTATCCTAGTGGTTGCATCATGGCCTCCACACGAACAAATCAAGGGCCAAGATCACTGCGCCAATGGCGAACAGGATCACGTTGATTTGCATTTCGCGGAATTCTTTGTCAGTCATCTCAGATCCCCAATGCAAACAGAGCTGTGAACAGCGCAACAAGGAAGATGATGTAGGCAACGTAGCCAAACACACGGCGCTGAGAGAACTCAGGCTCAATGCCAAGCAGAGCCATCTGAATGCGTTCTGCATCAGCGCTCATGTAGTTACGTTGGGGAGGGGTGTACATACACCCAATGCGAAGACCAGACTTGGTCGTGAGAGGTAAGTGCTTTTCCATTTGATTTCTCCTTAACCGCTGTATCAGCGTGGGAGCATCTTAACACCGAATTAAAAACCAACACAATACAAAGTTGACTAAAACGTGGGGGTTCTTTTAATTCAAAGTTAATGTATACTCTGGCCCGTTGGTGGTGTATTGGGTTAGCGCCAGTACAGACTTAACCGTCGGACGAAACGCTTAAAAGCACACTGCTTTATGTGAGCCACCAACACTAACACGCATGG